GGGTTGACTTTAAAAACCGCAACCACAGTGGCGTTGGTAGTTTTAAACAAGTGGGCAGACGCATCTTCAACCCTGTCCTCGGCAATGCTGGGTATCTTCTTGGATTCTTTGTAAGCCCCAATCAGCAAGTCTTGGTTTGTGTACACAAAATAACCAGCAAAAGCAACTACGCCCATGACAAGGATGGCGGCAAGTTTAAATGGCGAATCTACATACCCCAGAACTTTGTCAAGGGTTGAATTAGCGTTTAACGTTCCTTCGCTCATAGCTTCCCTTTCATTTCGATTACACCCCAAGCCACCAAAATAAAGATGGCTGCAGCCACCAAGATACAAAGCCCCATTGTGATGGCCTCGTCAATCTCTGCCTTGCGGTTCTTAGCCGCTTTAGCATCCAATATCTCCTGTGTTCTCCTGCGCTGCACAATCGAATTGCGCTCAAGCAGAATCTGACTCCAAAGCTGGCTGTGACCCTGATTGATAAAGTGCCACTTGAGTTCTTCTTCAGCCCGATTCAGTTCATGCAACTGCATGACCGTGGACATTGCTTGGCTGGTATCTGAACTGTACTTTTTCTTTGGGTCTTTAACTGCTTCCTTGGCTACCTTTTCCTTCGCGTCAAAAAACTTCATCACGTCATTCGTGATGCCTTGGACATCCTTGCCCATCTTGATGGCTGCTTGGATGCCTTTGATGGCTCCTTGGGCAACTGCAAACGCTGTTAGGGGATCAATCACTTTTTAGGCTCCAGCACCCACCGGCAGACTCTACCGTCCTTATCTAAAAATTCATTGGCTCCGTACTTTTCGCTGGGCAGCACAACGCGGCACACCAACACGATTCTTGTCTCGGTGTTGGGCCATTGAACTTGAGCAGAGGCAATTGCATCTATCACTTGAATCCGTGGTTCTTTGCAAAGTCAAATATAAGGTAGGCTAAACCTGCAAGCGCAGCCCACACCAAGCCGCCCAAGGTCTTCTCAATGATGGCCTGGCGTAACTTAATGGACTGCTCTTGCTTTTCAATGGCAAGTTTGACCCAACGCACCTCATCTTCAGACAGAGTAGATGATGCTTTAATCGCCGCAGCAATATCGGCAACGAGTTCAGCGCGTTCGGATTGGTTCATGATGAGCCTTATGTTGGTTAAGCAGCCGGAGTTTCTACGGCAGATTCTACCGCGTCAGCCAAAGTTCGACAACATTTTCTGCCACAGCACAACGGCAAAAACAAAAATTGCAAACAGCGCAACAGTAAACGCAATTAAAACTGCAAAAAAAGTAATCTCCACTGGGATTACATCCAGTGGAATGTGCTTCCACAAAAAGTACATAAACCGTTCTACCATTATTGAGTAAAAGTCCATTATTTAATTTTACCGGTCAAATTAATATACGCAGTTTCAGCAATATGCTTTTCAATCAAAGATGCTACGGACACAATAACGCGATCCCCGTTTTTTATGGGTGTAGACGAATGCTCCTCAATACTAGAAAAACACACCCAAGCATCTCCCTCTTTTACTCCGATTTTTACTCCGTCTAGTATAGGCTCACCACCGAACTTAGGCATTTCTACGGCTACGTTACACCGAACATGGTGAAAACCTTCTGGTGCTGGATCGGTATGTATATGTACATGCGCCCCCATTAAGTAGTTAGTGCCTACAAAATGCCCCAATTCAGGTTCTTCCATCTCCCACACCAGACCAAAACGGAAAAACAACTCGTTAACAATACTTTGGTCTATTTTTACTTTTGGAACAAAACGCCGACCGTATCCATTTGCACGCATTTTTCCATGACTAATCAACGGTTTTAACTGTTCAGCTATATCGGGGGCGTGTATGACCCGCTGCATGAATTTTACTGGTTCACCGTAGGTTTGGCAAAGGATAACGGATTTACGCCTTTTGGGACGGTAGCTGGATCAATGATGTCTTCAACGTTTTCACCAAAACGCAGTGCGTGTATGCAATAGGCTACGGTGTCTGGTTCCAACGCTACCAGCTTGTGTTCCTTTTCCGCCTTAATGTAGATCATGTGGGGGGCTGAAAACTGCGTAACCACGCCGTCTACCTCAAGCTCTACAGAGCCAGAAGCCAGCAACGTAAGGTGATCGAACGGGTGTGTGTGCCCGTGCTCAATGTCGCCAGCAGCTTTAAAGTGCATCATTCGGCAAAACAAGTTTGCCACGCAACTTATTGCTATGTGCGGGGGTAGGTTCATCGGTTACCGTCCATGAAAGATGTGGTGGGTATCTCGTTCCAAAACCACGTCCATGTTGTTTGGTCTAGCGTGGCTTCTTGATTTGGTTTTGGGCCGTAAAACACATTGTTCAAAGCGTCATAGCTAAAGCCAATACCCGCGTAATGCGCTCTAGGGTTATCGGCGGTTGTTTGGTACGTTTGAATCCACAAATCTTTATCCGGCAGAGTATCAATAAAATCTTGCTCCGCAACAATTACTGAATCTACCACACTATCAATTACGCGGGCAAAATAATTCATACTATAAAGTTCCCCGAAGTTGTGAACGTGTGGTACGTATATCCACCGGCAGATGTAACGGTTCCTCCGGTGGCAGCCTGTGCTCCTAAGTAACGAATAACAACCACGCCCGATCCGCCCGCTGCTCCGGGGTAAGAAACATAAGCACTTCTACCGTTACCGCCTGCTCCGCCACCCAACCCGTTTGTCCCGTTACTCAATGAATTTGGCGCAGTTGTTCCATTAGCTCCGCCACCCGCACCACCTGCACCGCCGCTTCCTGTGGAGTAAGTTCCGCCACCACCGCCCCCTCCGTAGTAAGTGCTATTTGCAGGCCATAAATAACCAGCGCCGCCAGCGCCACCATTGCCTTTGTATCCTGTTGCGGGAGAACCGTTGTTTCTTGCGCCGCCTGCTCCTCCAAAAGCCCATGTATTGTCACCGCCGCCCGTATAACCATTGCCACTTACTGCTGTTGGCGTTCCGCCTGTTTGAGATACAAAAGAACCCAAAGAGCTTGTCCCGCCCGTAGTATTAGATGCACCACCTGCGCCTACCCCAATGGCAGTAATTCCACCGAGGTAAGCCGTACCTGAGGCTACACCGCCACCGCCGCCAGCAACTGAAATATATGCCGCTTGGCTGCCGCCGCCGCCGCCAGCAACAACTAGGTAATCCACCGTCAAAATAGTCGGCGCTAAAGCTATGGCTACCAGATTTCCGGGTATGCTCATGATACGTTTTTAATTAAAGAACCTAAGATTTTGGTACTGTCTGCTACGTAATATGTAAGATAGTCTACGGCGTTTGCCGTCGTAGTTAATACGGGAACCGTAGCATTAGAAAATTTCCAGTATGTACCAAACGAAATAGTCCGACTGCCTGTGGCGTCCTGAGTAATGACAATTACGCCGCTTTGCCCCGGCACAATGTTCGTGGGGTTAGCCAAAATTACGTTGCCTGTTAAGGTGACGCTAAAGTTGTTGGATGTTGCAAGGTCTGGGGTTACGGTAGACGCATATGTTAGCGCTGACACCGTACCACTCTGACCCTTTGTGTAGGATTGAGTTTGCTGCAGTATTGCCGCAGTCCCCGTCACAGCAGGAAAAGTAATAGTTACGTCAGCCGCCGTAGAAGACGGAGTAAGGACAACCGCGCCACCGAGAGCAGATTTAAGATTTATAGGCATATTCAGTCCTTATTCGTACAAAATGTTAACTGAACCAGCGTCAAAGGTATCTGTGCCGTTGACTGTGGTGATGCGAACCCTATCCAAGACCCCTGCAAGGTCAATAGTCCCTATTGCGTTAAATATACTATCAGAAGCAGGGCGAGAAAATAAACCTGTAATTGACCACTTGTTGCTACCCAACAGAGTTAGCGTAAACGCCCCACCTAATACGGCAGCGGCGTTATCTACATTGATGCCAATACCAGATGTGTAAGACGCAATTGTTACTGCTGAACCGTTTGTAAAGCGAGCACCAGACCCTAAATACCCTGTGCTTGTAATGCTTCCACTTCCAAGTTGTAATACCCAATTTGATGACCCACTAGTACTTACCCCATTTAGCACCACAGTAATTCGTTTAACCCAAGACGGGATGCTGGTAAAGTCAATGCTTGTGCCTGATGTAGAAGCTACAGCAGTTCCGGAGGTAATCGAACCTCCCTGAATTGTTTTATTGGTCAGCGTCTGGGTTGTATCAGTACCTACTAAGGTAGTGGTTGCCGCAGGTACGGTTACCGTGAAGTTGCTGGCTGTATTTGTTGGTATTAGCTCGATGCTGCCGCCGCTTGCTGCTGAAAGTTTAACGCCCATGATGGTTCCTTTTAAGCTACGAGCTTTGAGTATTTAGCCAAAAGAGGCCGAGTATCGTGATCCCAAGGGTGGTATCCGGGTTTCATAAATGCAATCCAAGGCAGGAACGTAGAGTACACCATACCTCTGCGCCCAAAAAGGAAACTCATGCCATCCCGCAGAGTACGCCACTTCCAGAACTGTTTGTCGTGCATTAAGAGCTTACAGGTAATACGCAGCACACGCCCGTTAAATACCCCCGCAACAAGAAACAAACCTACCGTCCGCAGTAAGAACTCGTTAAACCCAAGGCGGTCTTTCATGTCGTACCACATATCTAGGGCTACGCCCTTATGTTCAATTTCTTCTATACCGTGCCACTGCCACGCTTGTCGGAAGTGTGGGTGCATCTCTGCAAGGAGGTCGGGACGAGCTAAAAGGTACTGGAAGAACACCGCAGCATTGTGCTCGGCAAGGGTAATGATTGCCATCCATAGGCGTTTAGGGATGAGTTTCAATCGCCGCTGCATGTTGGCTCCGTTGCGGGCATCAATCTCTGTTGCGGGAAGTCCTATCTTCGTAAGCCACCCGTTGTACTTTTCATGAGAATGGGAGTGCCAATGCTCCTGCGCCACCAACATTTTTGACTGCTCAAGTATTTTTGGGTCGGACACAAAGGGTTGAAAGTCTTTAATTACGTGCAGCAGCGCACGTTCTCCGGACGGGATTAACGCGCCAAAAGCATTCATGAAATGCGTTTTGAACGGGCTGCCGCCAAACCAATAGCGTGGTAATTCCTGATCCCAATCTTGTTTTAGGGATACTGACTCGAACTCAAACTTTTCCATACGCACCTCTAAAGCGATTTGTAATCTTCTGCACTGTAGACTTCAGTGTCATAGACAATAACTTCAGTCCTATTGCAAGGGATATAAGCATTTTACTTAACCTCGGCTTTAAAAACTACAACTCGCATAGCAGTATTAGCTTTGATGGTTGTAGCATTGTTCTCCGTGGCTAACACCGCATTTTGCGTGTAAAGCTTATCGCCTACCAAATAGTCCGAGCCAAGTGTAAATATGATGCTGCCTACCTCTACCGCAAGCTCTTCGCTTGGCAATAGGTCTGTAGTAGCAAAATTTACTTTGTACCCGGGGAACGGCTGTACGCAGTTAAAACGCGTGTCGTCTTGGAGGATGTCTAGCTTAACAACTTTTTTGCCCCAAGCAAACTGCCGTGGAAAAACTGCTCCGAGTTCGTCGCATTCAATGTCTTGCGTATCGGTTCCCGGGTAACTAACTTTAACTTTGCCGTTAAGCAGAATAGTTTTGATGGGGTTTGATATCTCAGTCATTGGCTCTTGCAGCGTAGTCAAGTTGCTTTCGCCAAAAAATTCATAACGCGTAGCCGACACCCCTAATTTTGCTCTAGGATATAAAACAGCGGGGTTGATGATGTAAGCCATTTATAAAACCTCCGCCGGTGCGGGATTACTTACAAATGTTGGTTCTACCAACCTAGACTCAATGACCGTTAGGTGCTCGGTTCCAGTAGAAACTGTTTGCGCTGGTAACACCGACTCCTGCACTGTTGGTGCTTGCACTAAAGAATTGATTTCTTCAAATCCTAAAGCAGCGGCAACTTCTTTCTTGCGCTCAATAAGCCATGTCGGGGCACGAACACGGATTTCCGCATCAAGAATTTCACCTGTAATAAACGCCCCATTAACTACAGGTACATCAATTGCATATGTGCCAATATCAATATTTTCACTTGAATATGTAACTTGGATTTGTCCAAGCTCTGCGTTTGCAGATACGATTTTATAGTCCATTATGATTGGCCTCCAAAAGTTGTTCCTGTAATACCTGCTCCGGCGTTAACATAAGATTTACCTACTAAGCATGCAGCTGCCGCCCCTCCCGCAGCGCTACTTGCGTTTCCTGCAGAGCCAAGTGCGCCACCGCTTGCGCCATTAGCGGTACCTGCACCAGAATTTGAACCAAGGCCACCGGTACCCACTCCTGTTTTTGTACCTGCAGTACCCGTCCCTCCGTTAGCTTGAGTCCATTGGCCGCCAGCACCCCCGGAGCCTCCACTGTAACCTTGACCGCCGCCACCGCCACCGCCGCCCCAATAGCTGGTGGTGTAATATGTTGTGTATTCGGGGCCAAATTTGCCAACACCCGTTTGTACTTGATAACTGGTTGTGTAAGCATTGCCTGTACCGCCACCGCCCCCGCCACCGCCACTTCCAACAGTTCCGCTGTTTGTAAAAGTAACGATTCTCTGTGCGTAAACTGCGTTACCACCAGAACCACCCGCTGCTGCTGTGGGTGCTCCACCAACACCGCCAGCGCCAGCAGCGCCAACTATAAACCCGTTGTTTATAACCGTTACCGTATCCGCCGGATGCCAAGAAGTATCAACAGTAAAAGCGTATGACCCCGCAGATGACGACCCTACATAAATTCCGCTATCAACAACAAAAGTTACATCCGTTGCACCAGCTAAATAACCCGACACTTTAGCCGTATTAAGTGTGTAGTTCTGAGTGTCTGCGCTAATGGTAATGGTTACATTTTTTCTACCGCTGCTAACCGACAGAACTTGTAGCATTGCAGCCATGTTATGTCATCCCGCTTCCGGCAATCATCCAAGTTGTAGCCGTCATCTTTACAACAGTTGCTAGGCCGTATTGAGCTAAGGTTCTAGTTCCGGTTGTTCCCGTTCCTGTTTGGTACATGGTGTCCGACGTTATAACAATTGTGCAAGCACCAGCATTCATGTTAATAAAAGTAACAGCCGTGCCAATTGGGAACGCTACAGAACTATTTGCCGGAATGGTAAAAGCACCGGCGCTAGTCATATAAATAGACTTACCAGAATCACCCAGCACCAATGTGTATCCAGCAGCCTGCGCGTTCTGTGTGATCTCTAGGATACCCATGTTTGCGTTAGCCGCAGGGACGGTAATAGTATACGTACTGGAAGACGCGGCAGGAGCGAGCACTGCCTGCCCTCCCCCCGATGTAGCAAGATAAACAGAGTTTGCCGCAATAGACGACGACCCCGTAATTGCACCCGTACCTGATAAAGTCATCGCCATAATTTTTCCTTAGACAATTGTCCAAACGCTGTCATTTGCAATCGTTACGGAAACCCCGCTTGCAATAGAAATTGGCCCAGCACTCATACCATTAAATCCAGAGGCAATTGTGTAGTCCGCGTTTACCGTACTGGCTGTTACCACAATGCCATTGGACGCATTAAGCACTGTTGATTGCAACTCGCCAGTAGAGGGCTTGTACAGGAGTTTTGAATTGCCCGTGTACAGAACTGTTGGTACGCCTGTAGTAACGCTAGCAAACAACGGGTAAACATTAGTCGAAGTGCTTGTGTCGTTGCTAATAGAAGCACCGGAATTTACTGTGGCCCAGCTGGGGGTAGTTCCGTCGGTAGTTAAATATTTACCTGAATTTGTGGCTTGGGATGGAAGGGAATCCACAGTAGCCCAACTGCTGTTAGTTCCGTCAGTAGTTAGATACTTTCCTGAGTTTGTAGCCTGAGAAGGAGCAAGAGCATTAAATGCTGTAGTAGCAGTAGTTTGTCCAGTACCACCGTTGGCAATTGGAAGTGTTCCTGTTACGCCTGTAGTTAGGGGTAAACCCGTAGCATTTGTAAGTGTTGCGCTAGCAGGAGTATTTAAAACAGCCCCAGCACCTAGTGTAGCTACACCTGCTACATCCAATTTACCGCTTGTCGATATACCTTCTGCGCTATCGGTAGTGATAATTTTGAGAATTCCAGCTTTGCCTGTCGTATCAATGCTCAATGCTACTGCTTCGTTGTCAGGCACAGCCCATGTTTGGGTCACAGCGGAATAGATGTTCCCGCTTGCCATAAACAGCGAATAGTTTGATGCGCCGCCAGTGGCTTGCGAATACAAGCCAATGTTCTGACCGCCAGCGTGTGCGCCTGTTGCATAACCACGAACACCAATTGCAGCCGCAGTATCAGCAGTGTTGCTTACATGACCATCACCTACAACACCAATACCACGAGTTGCGCCTGTTGTTGCGCCTGTGCCGTAAACACCAACACCCCATTGACCAGCGCCAGCCACATCGGTTGCAACACCTTCACCAGCAACACCAATGTTGTAGACGTGTGCGCTACCTGTGTTGGCCTGACTGCCTATAAATTTAGCATTGGGGAAATCGGTAAAGTTGGCGTTTGTGCCTACCAGCCCCGTAGCAAAATACGGATTATCGCCGCTTTGATATTTGTCGGTGTTAAGGTTTGTAAAATTAGAGTCGACCTCCGTATTGGTCAGCGGAGTTCCTTTAACCGAGCGAAGAACAATGGTTGACATTAGCTAATCCTTAGCTGACGGTGATTGTCCAAGTTATGCTCATCGCGTCTGCCGCGCCTTTGTTGACGACTGAGAAGACAGTGCGGCAGAGCATTGTGCCCGCGCTAGCATCGTTGAATACACCTGCCTCTGTAACAGCGCCAGTGCCTGTTCCGGCTGGAAAACTTGCTACGTACGTAACTACCGCTGCTGCTGAAGTACCACTGGTCAGCGCTACACGCGAACTACCAATAGCAGTCTGCAAAGTAGTGTCGCCAACGGCTGCGGCTGTAGTCCCGGTGCCTAGTTCCATAAACCCCATAACAGTGGCCGAAACCCCAACCATGCGCGAAGCAATAAATGTTTTGCCTGCTGTGACAACAAGATTTTTTATTTCTCGGGTATCAGTTACAGTCCCATCCGCACCGATGATGTCGATCTTGACATCGCCCGTGATTTTAATAGCGTCGTTTACCATAAAATACTCCTATTTAAAAAGTTCTGGATTCCCCGACATAATCTTCGGCAAAATATGTCAGATCGCAATAATCTTGAACGCTAACTGTACCACTGTCCGCTAGGGAGAGCAAGTCTGACAGTGCCTTGGAGTTACCTATCGCAGGGCTATCCAAGGCTAAAACGGTGTTGTTTGTGAAATCAGCGAAAGAAAATGTCGGCCCTGCGGCGTCTGACAAGTCGTTTAACGCAAAAGAATCAGTCAGAGCCTTGTCTATTGAGAGCGCAGACGTTTCACTTGCAGCAATCGTATCTGAATAAGCTGGGCTAACAAGCAGCGTATTGGCATCTGCCAAACTAGCCGTATCTGCAAAATCGCGGATAAAGATCAAGACCGTCAGCACACTATCGCCCAGCGTAGCCGTGTCGTCTAAAGATTTGCTAGAACTTAGAATCGTGTCGTCAGTTACCGCAAATGTGTCGGCGTCTGCTACTTTGGCTGTGCTAAGGCTGGTGGAATCAGCAATGTTAAAGATGTCAGTGGTGTACTTAAACCGGCCCGTTGTATCTAAATACGCTCCAACTACAAGAAGGATATACGCAACATTGGCAACTGGGGACGCACTGGTAACACCTGCTATAGGGATAACTGTAGCAACGCTCGCCCTCAGTCTGACTGAAGAGGACGCCGCAGAAATGCTATTCCCAATAATTTGTGCGGGCATTAAAAATCACTCCGCACCTTGAATTTCAAAAGGTCATAGACAGTCTGAATCTGGCCGTCCGAAAACGTAATCTGTATCTCACCCTCGTAGTCACCAGCATCGCCGGTTAGCATTTCAGGAGCCGAAGATGGATAGAAGACAACGACTCCATTGGGGCCATCGGTTACAACGCCCGTAACTGTTGCTTGCAAAGTAGTAGACCCAGCGGCCCGGAACTTCAGCAAAACCGTAGCGCCCGTCAAAGCAATGATTGCACCAGTCGTGTCGTCTGTAATTGAACAGACTACTGCTGGGCGGGTATCGTCCTGAACTAACCTAATTTTGTCAACCATAATTTACTCCCTATGTAGCTACAGCACCGCCGCCAGCGGGTACGGGGGCAACACCAACAGTGCCTTTAATCTCAACACCCAGAGCGTTAGCAAACACAGAGTAGTGCCCGGCGGCTCGGGTAGCATTTCCTGCGTATTCCGCATCTTTGGTGAACGCTCGATACAAAATGTAATCACATAAAGCATTTGCGTAGATATCGGGTAAGCTGATACTTCCAGTAACCGCAGTGTATAAGGAACCCACAGCAGGTTCAGTTATATCCACAGGGTATGCTGTATACACAATGTCTATCTGCGCGGCAGTGGTAGCTGGTGGATAAACATAAAACTTCTTTGGGTCTCTCGGATCGTACATAAAATGCACAATATTTACCGAGCTTGTAGAGTCGTGCCAGCCGGGAGACTGAACGTCCAGCAGCTCGCGGTTTACCATCCGAACAGCTTTCTTAGTACTCGAAGCGGCAGAGTTTCGGATTACCGAAATTAGTTTTACGCCGTTGGTTGGCAGTGATTGTTTTGTTCCGGAGATACATGTAACCGTTGCGTTGGTCGACATTGAGTCCGGGCGAAAGACAATTACTTCTCGCTGGCCATCATTTAAATAACGCACCAACTCAGCAATAGACCAGCGAACGGAATCAGCGTCCTGCAGTGTTTCTACAGCTCGTTGAATAATTGATTGCGCGGTAGTAGCCATAGTCACCTCAAGCAAAAGGGCGAGAACGAACTCGCATGGAACCACGGATTAGACCATAGTTTCCTTCGATCCTAGAGCTATTGGTCTGCCGAGCTGCGCTATCTAAAAGATATTTAGCTTGAGCAAAATTGGTAAACGGCTGATCCGGCATTTGCATGGCTCTGGCTATAGCGCCGGAAACAATAGGGTCAATCCAGATGTTGTAAAGATCGTCTTCAAGTAACGTAGCTGTCCTAGCAGGGCGCAAAGTTACGCCAACTACTACCGGGTAAACGTCATCCGGTGGAGGTGAAAGCCGTAGCGTAAATGTAGAGCCTGTGCGGTCAGTATAAAAACCACGAGGGATAGCTCGTGCTGTTTGCAAGTCGTTCTTGATGACTTCAGCCATTCCGGGGGATAGCTCTTTGCCATCGACGGCAACACTCATCACACGGGCAATGTCGTGCTGAGAAGACGGGGGGTCTAGGTCGTACTCAATAGCACCAGCACGGGTGTTAAAAGTGTCTAGGTTTTCTCGGAGAGTCAGCGAGTTTTCGCAAAATTCGATGGCCGAATTTAAAATGACTTGATCCGCCATTGGCTCTGAGCAGCCGGGCAAATACGGCATTACACGCGGATAAAAGGCGCTCAGAGCTTTCATACAAGACCTTATTTGTCGGTAACTGGATCGAGCTCTATTTCAGGCTCAGCCGGGGGTTTTACCAATTCTACCAGCGGGGCTTTCTTTTTGCTAGTTTTTACTTCTGCTGGGACTTTGGCTGGGACTTCTGCTACCAGTTCGTCAGCCACAATATTGGAATGGAGGTTAAGCAACTCTTGGCCTCGTTCTGTAGGAACCCACTCGCCATCCGCTAATTCGGCCAATATGACTATCTTACTATCAATACTAGCGCGAACTTTGTTCGCCAGAATTTCGCCATTAAGACGTTCCATCAGGTCAAATACATTCATTCAAAACTCCTATAAGGAGTAAGGGCCCCCGAAGGAGCCCTTACAACGCCATTAGGCGGGGGTAGCTACAGCGCCGTAGACTGCAATCCAAGACAGGCCGTCTGTGCCCAATTGGATGAACTCAGCAACTTGCTGTTGTCCCATAACCAAAGCGGCGGTAGTCGCTGCACCATTGATGGTAGCACCGGTGTTAGGCCATACTTTGATGTCTTGAGCGGAGTCAAGGTTAGCAACAGTAATACGATCACCTTGACCGCGACCTGCTGGCAGAATAACACCGTCGTTGTCAGTTCCGACAACAGTAACAGTGTTGATAGCGCCGGTCAGCGCGGTAGCGCCTGCAGCAGTTTGAGTTGTACCAGCTGTCAAAGCAGTGGTTACGCCGCCGACAATGCGGCCAAAAGAAGTAACATTAGGCATTTTAAATCTCCAAAAAAATAAAGTGTTGGAAGAAAAGGGGCCGAAGCCCCCCTTCATTTAGCTGGCAGAACCAACTTGAGCCACAACCAAAGCTTGAGGCTTAACAGTCTTACGACCATAAACAGCCAAACCACGGACGATATCGCCGAAGTCTGTCTGGTTACGCAAAGGCTCAGTCTTGTTCACAGTCATTGCAAACGAAACAGCGGCCTTAGTGCCAGCAACCATAGTGCGGCGAGCTTTAGCGCTAGCGACAGCAGCACCGGTAGAGGTGTCGGTCAAACCAGCAACCAAAGCTTTACCAGCAGCGCCGCGAGGCAACAAGTTAGACACGTAGACCGAGAAACGATCCAACATACCAATCTTGCCGGTACGAACAACGCTTGACTGGTCACCAGTGAAGTACGCCTGAGCGATGCTAGATTGCATCAACAAGTGACGATCATAAGGAGACAAGATCAACCAGCGGCCGTCTTCAGGAACGTTTTGCTCATCCAACACAGTAGACATACGCAAGATAGCCTTGAGCACGTTTTCTGGGGTGGCTTGGTCAACTGGAGTTACGTCCGAACCAAGGTTATAAGCAGCGGAGATAGCACCGGCGGTAGCGCCGACGTTAGCTGAGTCAGGGCCTTCAGTCACGAATGAATTGAAGAAAGTCTCATTTTCAATCTGAATTTTCAGCTGTTTAGCTGCGTCTTCAGTGAAGATGTTCATCAAGTTCATATCAGATTGATATGCCAACACATCATTGACTTGCACGCCAAAGTATTTACCTTTGGTAACTTGCATGTCTTGATAGATTGGAGTGGGCACTTCATAGTTCAAGCTCTGACCAACGGTGTAGTCGGAGATTGTGATAGTGGGAGCCAAACGGATACGGATAGTATCGCCTTGGTTCTTCAATTCACCTTCGTAATCAGTGTTGCACACTTCAGACAGCATGGTGTTTTGGTAGAACTTAGCAAGTAACTTTCCAGACCACAGAGTGGGGATAAATGCACCGGAATACGAAGTAGACGTATTGAACGGGGCTTGGACGGGATAAACAGCAGCCATAGGGCCTCCTAAAAATTAAACAGGTTGGATTAGGCTGCTTCGTGGTTTACGCAGTTACGCGGTTCTCCATAAAGGCAGCATCAATTTCAGCTTCAAGTTTCCGTGCCTCTTCGTGTTTGCCACTGCTCGCCAGATTAGCCGCTTTCAAGTACATCTTCTGGACAGCTGCGTCCGTATAGATGCGCCCTTGGGCAGATATCGGCGTAGAGCCTGCAGCGCTACGATTCGGCTGGATTTGACGTTCCAGTTCAGCGGCCTTGTTGCTTGGTTGCTCTACGGGAGCTACGCCTTGGCGGAACATTCCCACATAGTATGCAACGGCTTCGGCATCGCCTCGGTTGAACGCTTCTTGTGCAACGGTTTTTCGAGGTGCTCTGAGCAGAGGATCGGTTTCGTTCAGCCAATTAACCCAACGCTCATCAGCGTTAAGGGCGTCAAAGTCAGGAACCATACGATGTAACCGCTGCTCAAAGGAGGCTTCGGAGACTTGAGTGCCAGTAGTAGTCATCTGCTCGCGCAACTTGACGTTTTCTGACCGTAGGTCTTCGATATCCTTACGAAATTCCATTGCCACTTCGCGGGCAACTTTGCGTTGGACTTCAATTAAGTCCGCACCAAATGCTTGAACATCATCATCCGTAACCAGTTTCTCCTGCGTAGCGGGCTTAACTTCTGGCTTAGGAGCTGCGGCGTCACGTTGAATTTGCTCAACGCGGCCGGACAACTCTTTTACCTGAGAGTGTAAGCGAGGTACTTCGGCGTCATACATACCTTTAAGCGTTCGGTATTTCTGCTGCCAAGTATCTTCCGGTACTTCCGGTTCAACTGGTTTTTCTGGCTTAACCTCTGGCTGCGCAGCAACCGGTTCAGGGGGCGGGACATTAGTCTCGGGCTCTGTTGGTTCGGGTTTACCCTGTAGGGTTTGCTCGTCACTCAACTGCTTTTCGATAATTTCCAGTTCTCTCAACTGGGCTTCAACTTGCCGTGGTAGGGCCATTACTTACTCCTTAAGCTCCAACTCTGTTTCGGGCTCCTACTTCGGTCTGCCTTACGCATAATGGTTTGCCAAGATTACAAAAATACGAGTTATTTCACTCGCTCTAAAATCTCGGGCGATTTTTCAACCGCTTCGAGAAAATCGGCTAGGACTTCTGCCCGACCTTGAAGGCGATACATCCTGATAGGTTCGTCTGCCGACACTAGGGAAGATTTAACTTCCTCCAGCTTCGCTCTAAACAAACTTAACAGGGCTTCGCTTTCTGGCTGCTTGCAGCGAAATAACGCTTGCATGTGCTGCCGATCCGGTTTCGCTCCTACAAAAATTTTCATATGTTGTTTTTATATCACTGTTTTTTACAACAGTCAAGTAAAAAATTTATTTTACATGCCGTTAGGTCGTGGGGAAATCATATTAGATTCGCGCCCGCCAACTTGTGACCCATCAGGCAACATGTTTTTTGGATCCATTTGCGGTTGCATAGGTTGCTGTGGAGACCCACCAGCGTTAACTGTTGCGCCCTGCATTCCCGCCACGATACCTTGAATCTGTTGCTGCAACTGACCAATCATTTGTTGCTGCTGTTCCACAACAGTGACTTGTTTGCGATCCGGAATAATGCGGTCAACATTCCCGCTGAGGTTTCTAGCGGAGTCTCTGAGCAGTTCGGCCGTACCGTTAAGTCCAACAATTTGCTGGGCTACTGGACTGTTGAGTACCAACTGCAGGAACTCGTTTCGGCGGATAGCTTCAGCTTCCTTAATAACTAGGCTAGAAGCCCCGGTAGCAATAATATTTACGTCTCCGATCAAGTCTGGGTCTTCGCTATACCGCAAGTTATCTTGGTACAAACGCTCAATAGCAGGCATGATTACGTTCTGGTCAATGTTGCTGATGACCTGTTTAATACCTTTTCCGGCATTGGAAATCAGCATCGACAGACCTGAAGATGTACGCCCCGCGCCGGGAGAACTTTCGCCAGTCATGTACCGAGGAATCATTGTGTCTTCGTCTGCGCGGGCCGAGAACTTCTCAAAGACACCCATCAACTCATTGGCATTGCTGCCCGGCTGGAAGAAGCTAAGAGGCGCAGTATTGTCGTTAAAGTCCGAAGACTGAAACTGCCAAATCTTCCAAGGGTGCATATCGGTAATGTCTTCGCCCGGGGGTAGGCGCGAAATGTTCACACCGACTTGGGGGCCAGAGCTGATACCCATGTTGTTTGCCAGAGAGCGGGCTGATGCGTTTACCATCGACTGAGAGTCGCGGCACAAATCAGTTACGCCTTTACCGTCAACCGCACCGGGTACATTTTCGTAAGAGGTTAGGTAGTATGGTTTGCGTCCCAGCGGGTCGTAGTTCAATACCGCACGAATGACAATGTTGCCGATCAACCACACTTCGCAAGGGTAGTTAATAGCTGCGTCAGGAATTTCTTTTTCTGTCAAACCCCATTCAAGAAGCAGACTTCCTTTTACAGAATCCCACAACTGAATGGCATCAATCAAGTCGCCGCTGATGATGGCTTCAGTAACGTATTTGCCCTCGGCCTGAGCTTTGGATGCGTCAGTCCACAACCACTGCTTCATGCCGGAAGTTGTAAAGTCATTCAGGACAGTGCGAATGGCATCGTCGTTGTATCCGGGCACACCCAAGAGAGCTTGCAGCTCATCTGCTGTCAGGCGGTGACGCTCAATCACGTAACCATCGTTAAGTTCCCAAGCCCACGGAGCCCAGTACAAATAAAACGGATCGACGCGTTCCCACTCGTTACGAATCTCTTCGACTGGAACTAACTTGCCATCCTGCCACTGCAACGTCTTGCGACGGCGTTTTACAGGGCCTTTTAGCACTGCGTAAGGGAATGTGACGATATCGTCTAAGAACTCGTTAAACGCCTTGTACCAACCGCCTTCACTAAGCTGGTCTTCCATCTTGCGGCTCATACGATCTACGCGGTCGTTGGCTTCTTCACGAAGACTGCGTTCAGCTTCGTCTTTCATCTGAGTAGCAAACACGCGAAGCGTTTCGTCATCGGGTTTCTGACCGCCCTGCTCCAAGTGCGTCATCAATTCTTGCGTGAGTTTCTGTTGCAGACTAGCCATCACATCGGGCGGCATAGTTGGGTTTGGTGTCGCGTTGATGGCCCAAGGCTTGTCAGACCCAGACCCAAGCAACGTATCGCGCAACCAGCTTGTAGCAGCGCGGCATTTGACCGATGTCAGGTTAATAAAAATATCAGAGCCGCCCTGCTCTTTAATTTCTTGCGCTTTTTCCGGATCGTACTCACCGTTGCGCTGACGCAAACACGCCAACATGCGTTCTTCAAGTTTTCGTTTGGCAATGCGGGAACTGTCCCACCGTTGACGAACGTGGGCTGCAAGCCCCTGAATTACTGGGGTGTTCTGCATTTCCTGACTGCGGCGTTTTGATTCCGCTTCAAGGTCAGAAGCCCGAGCAACGGGTATAAGAGCGATACTCATGTGTTAAATCCTATTGTGCAACATCTGTGGCAGGAATTTGGGCGAATTGTACTCTTTACCATACATTGGTCAAGTATATATGTATCCGGTTGACTTTATTTCTCGGCGTTTCTGGCCAAACTCAGCACCCCGGATGTTCATATCCATCACCGAATCGGCGTACTGGTTCGCGTCGTGGCAGTGAGAAAACTCGTTTTTGTCCGGTTTATCCTCGATTTCACCGTTTTTCTTGATCTTGTAGCGGTACCCGTACCGAAATCCTTTTATGAGCTGAACGCAACCCGGGTCAATCAGGTACATGGCTTTACCCTCCATCTGCTGGCTGAGTAGGCGCTCCACTGCCTGAATCCGCAATTCTGGCTTGTTTGTCGGCGGCCGCACACACTTAAACCCTGCCTGCTTGAGCACATCTACAAGCGACATCTCGTTCTGCTGCTGTTTGGCAAACCCAGCTGGGTCAGGCGCACACAGCATGGTACACCCTTGCAGGTGATTGGCAATAAACGGATTGAGTTTAGTCCGAACAAAAGTCTCTATTCCCATGTTCTCGGACACCAGCTCGGCCAGCGTGACTACACGCCCGCGAGGGTCTCTCTGCTTAAACACAGCCGCCGGGGTTCTACCAAAGTCTATACCAATAATCACTGGGTAGTCCGCGCTGCGTATTGGTTTTATGGGCTCCTTGGCTACGTGGAAGTCCGCTGTAAATGTCTTCTCGTACACCGGCGTACCGCTCAAGCTACGGCCGTATTCAGACCGCAGATACACACGTAACCAGTCCTCGGTCTTACCCGGGATCAAGTTGGGGTAGTACGCTTTTGGCAGGTGGTCGTAGTTGTCGCACTCTGGATTGACCGCCCACTCTCCGCCGTCTTTGTCCAGCAGTACCTCTTCCGGTTCTTCCTGAAATTTATCCAAGTACGCGTCCGGCTTCAAGATGGCTGTCGGCTGTTTGTAAATCGCCCAGTTCGATGGGGGACTCTCCATCTTGTCGTGCCACCAAGTGTCCTCGTCCGGCATGTTGGTATCGAACAACGCACACGACCGCGTGGGCCCACCGTCCTTCATTG